TAGAAACGATCATAGCCCAGTAGCATGGCATGAAACTTATTACGGCGGTTTAGATGAAGATGATGCCGGCGATGAATTACAGCCCGGAGAATACTATATATGGACTATATACTTTGACGACGGCACCAGCAAGAAGATAAAAGTTACAACTGATGACTTTGATCCTTATAAGTACTACGCAACTCAAAATAAAACGGTGATTAACGTCGACTATAACTGGCAACCACACCGTAACTGATCTTAATAAGGAAATCAAATGAAATTTAAGTATATCTTACTTGCCGCAGTGTTCTTTTGCGGTATAGCAGAATCTGCCACATTCACACCCACATTTACTGTCGATTATAACACTTGCGGAAATAATCCAGTAGTATCTGATAGTTCTGTTACTTTTGGATCGGGATCAACTTGCTATGCTGGTCGTGTGGTATCTAACCAAGGCTATAAAAATATCACACAAATTACCGCCACTATAGATTTAAGCAAATTATCGCAAAATTATGTTAATGCTAGTTTATACATGATATCGAATCCCGTAAATCCCAATACTCAACCTAAAGGCGCCAATTACTGTGATGCCGGTGGTAATAATACTCAGTGGAATTGCCGCGAGATCGATATTATCGAAACCAATGGTAATAAAGTAACACAGACTACTCTACATCTGGGAAATGGCGGTAGTTCAGCACCACAGCGTTTTGAATATAGTTTTGCCGCAACAGCAAACAACAGTTGTTTTAACTATGCGACAATGTTGACTAGTCCCACAGATACAAATGGCTTACACAGTATGGTCGGCATTATCGATATGTCCCAGCCGTTTAACATGATTACTACATTTACATACGGCACTACTCCTAGAATGGTGACAGTATATTCGCAATCTGGTAATAGTGTAACTGTATATGATTCCGGTGTGGGCACGGGCGCTGAAGGAAGCGGTACCGTAGATATGTCAGATCTCATTACATCTATGGCAAATGGTTATTGGTTAGAATTATCCTTTTGGCAAGGTTATAGCCCTGCGGGCCCTGGCAGTGCGCCATGGTGGAATAATAGTTGTTCATGGGGATCGTTATGCAATACTCAAAGCAGTTATTATGGCGTAAGCAATATCGTGATTACGGCCGATGGTGCGGTCAGTAGATCTCTCAAAAAACTCAAGAAAAAATACAGTAATATACATCTAAAGGAATAATATGAAAAAAAAGTTAGCAGTAATCGGCGCAGGTAGTGCTGGTATACAGACACTTTGCCATTTTTTATACTGGTTTCCCACAAATGATTGGGAAATTACACTTTTATATAATCCCGAGATTCCATCATTAGGTATTGGCGAAAGCACTAACGGATCATTTTCGCATGTTATATCTCTGGGACTAAACTTTGATATGACAGATATGCCGTCAATTGATGCTACATATAAATTTGGAACCAGATATGTAGACTGGAGAGAGCAGACTTTCATAGGGTCACTGATCGTAGGAAATTATGCTTTACATTTTAACACACACAAACTAAAAGAATTCGCTCTTCCCAGATTACATAAAATTTGGGGAGAAAAGTTTAAAGAAGAGCATGGGAATGTAAAAGATATTATACAAACTGCTGATAAGGTCGATGTAGCCACCGATGATAGAAATTATGAATTTGACTATGTCATTAACTGTTCAGGATTTCCCACAGATTTTACTAATTACGTTGTCTATGAAGACCACCTCGTAAATCATGGTTTGATACACAATGTAGAAGGAAATTTCTCTTCAATGCATGTAACTGAACATGTAGCCACTATTGATGGATGGATGTTTAAAGTTCCACTTACGACAAGACTAAGTCACGGATATTTGTTTAATGACAAGATAACTTCTGTCTCTGAAGCAAAGAGTAATTTTGCCAACAAAATCAATGTAGATGTAGAAGATCTGCAAAATATAGAATACTCGTTTAAAGCATATATTAATAACACTATTATAAGCAATAGAATTTTTAATAATGGAAACCAAGCATTCTTTTTTGAACCAATGTTTGCAAATTCATTAATGAATTACAATATTTTCAACAGACATTTCTATGACTATGTTGTTGGAAATACAGATTTAAAAATGGCTAACCAGCATTGCCTAAATCAATGTTATGCTACTAGGGATACTCTTTACTTCAAATATCATGGTGGATCAATATATGAAACAGAATTTTGGAAAAGAGCCAAAGAGTATAAAACTAATTGGTTGAACAGTGAAACTTTTCATAAATTAAGCGAAGTAGCGAAAGTTAATAACGAATCGGGTTGGGAAAAACTCAACGCTCCTTCCTTGTATAGTTGGCACGGTTGGTCTAAATTCGATAAAGATTTAGGTTATAATTATTTCGCGCCCTAGAAAATTTTTCTTAATATAGTAAGTCTGTTAAATATGACAGTATTAATTTTTCCCAAGGAGATTTAAATTAAATGAATTTACAAAAAATTTTAGTAACAGCAGCAATGATGTTTATGGCAGCAGCTTCATTCGCAGATGAACCGTTGGCTATCTGCCATGGCGAGTATGCTCTATGCGCAGCAAGTCCCACTACCCCAACTGGTCGTATGATGACAGTAAAAGGAAAACGATTCCGCGAAGGTATGGCAGTTTGCCCTATTCTCAGCGGAGATGCGATAGCCAATCTAAATCTCATGAATGGATCATGTAACCCACCTGGTCCTGGCAAAGTTTGGAGCTTGTTTGGCGTTCCTGCTCAGACTAGCTACCCACAACAGCCTACATGGGACGTAGCACCTGCTCAATTTAGAAGTTTTACGATTGGCACAACTCCAACTACAGGCATGAGCAACATGTGGAGCTTTCCATGTGACGTTCAGGCAAAAACTGTTAATGGAGTAAAACTAGCTTCGTGTTACGGTCCTATTATGGAAAGTCCCTGGACAAATGATCATGTTAAGTCTGGTCAAGTTGGATTTACTCAAGCTGCCGAAGGTGTAACTTATCCAGTTGGTGGAAATGTATCATCAGTAGATGCGTTAGGCAAAGAGTTTTCTAAGCTAGGCAAATAATCCTGATAGCTGTCAAAAGCTATAATAAAACCGGAAGACAAGGCTCGCTTCCGGTTTTTCTTTAGTTTGGCATAATAAACACACGATATATTTGACTACTTACATAAAGTATGTTACATTAGCGTATGACATTAAAAACAACTAAAAGAATCGGAATGTTAGTTGCCCGAAATAACTTCGTATATCGAGGGGTCGGGGCTTATGCCAAAAGCATCATCGATTGGGCACTTGGGGAAGGATATCATATAGACATTATCTCTGATGCGGCTGTGAGAGATAATGGACTATTCGATCAATATCAAAATCGTGTACAGTGGATTCAACCAGATGTTTCGTATGACGACAAAATATATAAAGAACTAAGTAGCTTTTCCAAACCGTTTGATACAGTATTAAGTCTTAATTTTAGAAATTCCTTGGTCAAGGCTCTCCGTAAGCATACGTATGACTTAATCATCACAAATGGTGGCGAGTCGTTAGATGCTGTAACTGGTATAGGTGTACACAAATACTGTACAGTGTTACATCCTACACATCATGAATCAGAAGCGGGAGTCTTAGTAAGGCATGACATCTTTTCGCCAGGGGTAACAGATCACTATCGCGCCTTGTGTAATTTGCCCGATGTACTGCTGGCATGCCAAAGTACGTGGATTCAAAGTCGTGCCCAAGCACAGTATCCCAACAAAGTCGAAGACTGTGTAGTTATCGATCCACTTGTACCAGAGTCAGGGTTACTAAACTTTGAGAATCTCCCTAGCGAACGATGGGGCGTGGGATTTATCGGCCCCTGGGAGCCTCGCAAAAATCCCGAAGCGTATATCGCAGCATTAAAAGCATCTGGGCTGCCTGGAGTAGTATTAGTGCCCTCTGAAACTAGTGCTAAGAAATTTGAGCAGCGATTCAAAGAAGAAAATATCGACTACAAGATACATGTGGGTATAACCGGTAAAGAGAAAATCCGAGTTATACAAAGTCTAGCGGCAGCGTATCATCCCGCAGTAAGTGAGACTTTTGGATTAGGAGCATTAGAAACTGCCCATGCTTGCCCTACTATTTTATTAAAGAAAAATGACTGGAGCTATGCTCACGTGGACTATGCTTTATTAGTAGAAGAATCTGGTGTAGCAGATGTACTCATCGGAGTATATGGACTAAGTATTAGTGAAACAACACAAGCTATCTTGCTAAAACGTGACCGTGATATTAAACGCAAGCTGTCAGATTTAACAATACGTCCCAAATTAGACAAGATTCCAAAGAACAACTTTTTTAAAGAATTAGAAGTTACTGGCTTAATTAATCACGAAGAATTTACAAAAAATCAAGCATCTTTTTGTACTGATGAGATTTACAAAATGCTCAAGATTCCCGCAGTTGATACTGTAGAAATATTACATAGTTACGATGAAACTTATTATAGAACTAAAGGCAGTAATCTGCTTCCCGAAGAATCTCAGGCGCCAATTGATACGCTCTTTAGTTTTGAATAGTACACCCCGTAGTCAACTAAATATGGAGTATGTATTACATATATGCTTATCTTGATCCTCGAACAAATTTGCCATTTTATATTGGCAAAGGTAGCAAATATCGCATGAATGATCATATGCGGGAAACTGAATCTCACACTGAAAACAGAAATAAACTTAAAATTTTGCTAGAACTTAAATCTCTAAATCTTTCTCCTGTAATAGAAAAATTAGAAACTGATATACAGGACGAAATAACGGCATACCATCGGGAAGATTATTATATTTTATTGTATGGTAGAAAAGGTATTGAACCATATGGAATCTTAACTAATAAGATAGTAGGTGGCAGAAAACCGCCTACCCCCAATTGGGATGAAGAAAGAAAAGCAAAGCATCGCGCGTGGAATGCCGCATACTGGACAGAAGAACGTAAGAAAAATCATAATCGTACTGGATCTATTCATACAGTATCAGTAACTAATTTAGAAGGTATCAGTAGAAGAATTCTAAAAACGGAATATGATGCCATTGATAAATCAGGGCCAATTGATACTTGGGAATATGTATCAGTATCTTCTAAAGAATCAAAGCGCAGGAAATCTTTAAAAAAATCACCTTAGGACCCATAGCTTATAGTTATGGTGGTGTGGCCGGCTGCTGGCCCGTCTGGAATGGAACGCCAGACTAAAGTGAGCACTATCACGTATGTTTGACTTTATAAGTTATATCATGTACATTACATTTTTAGGAGAAGCAAATGACAACAGACCGTGTTTTTACAGCAGAACAGAAAGCCAAACTTAATCAGATTATCAATGAAGGTATCCAAGTTACATCTGAAATCGAAGCACTGACTGGCGGATTAAATGATGCCATCAAAGCCATCGCGGAAGAGATGGAGTTTAAGCCAAACATTCTCAAGAAGGCTATCAAATTAGCGCATAAGGCAGAGTTTGGAAGAGCACAACAAGATCATGAACTCTTGGAACATATTTTAACCACAGTGGGCAAAACACTTTAATGAGTTACGTCGACGCGCTATACAATAGAGAAAACGACACTATACACGTTGTTGAGCGTGTCGATGGCAAGCGTGTCTATAAAGAATACCCGGTAAATTATACATTCTACTATGATGACCCCAGGGGAAAATTCCGTTCCATTTACGACACGCCTGTAGCAAGATTCTCCACACGTAATAACAAAGAGTTTAGGAAAGAACTACGCATTCATGCTGGAAAGCAGTTATATGAGTCGGACATCAATCCTATATTCCGCTGTTTAGAAGAAAACTACAAAGGCAAGTCTGCGCCAGAACTTCATACAGCCTTTTTTGATATTGAAGTTGACTTCCATAAAGAACGTGGATTCTCTCCCACAAGTGATCCTTTCAACAGCATCACGGCGATTTCTATCTACTTACAGTGGTTAAATCAGTTAGTCACGCTGGCTATACCTCCCTCCCATATGAGTTTAGAAACTGCTCGTGAATTGTCAGCAGATTTTGATAATTGTATGGTATTCGAGAGCGAAGCTGATATGCTCAATGTGTTCCTTGATCTAATAGATGATGCTGACATATTGTCGGGCTGGAACAGCGAAGGATATGATATCCCGTACACTATTAATCGGATTACTCGGGTATTGAGCAAAGATGATACAAGGCGTTTTTGTTTATGGGGACAAACTCCTAAATCTCGAGATTTTGAAAGATTTGGCGCCATCAGTTCTACATATGATATAGTTGGCCGTGTACATATGGACTACATGCAACTTTATCGCAAATATACATATGAAGAACGTCATAGTTACAGTTTAGATGCTATTGCCGAATATGAATTGAATGAACATAAAACTCAATATGAAGGTACCCTTGATCAATTATATAATCAAAACTTTAAAAAGTTTTTAGAATATAACAGACAAGACACATTAATCTTACACAAACTAGATAGCAAATTAAAATTCTTAGACTTAGCTAGCGAACTGGCGCATGATAACACGGTACTATTGCCCACTACTATGGGCGCAGTGGCAGTGACAGAACAGGCCATTATTAACGAGGCTCATGACCGTGGATTAGTGGTGCCGGCAAGACCACAGCGATTAACCGATGATGAAACTGCTGCCGCCGGAGCGTATGTAGCTGTTCCTAAAAAGGGCATGCATCAGTGGGTGGGCGCAGTTGATATTAACAGTCTATATCCCAGTGCGATCCGCGCACTTAACATGGGGATGGAGACTGTTGTAGGGCAGTTGAGACCAACGATGACTGACCGTTACATTGATGATCAAGTCGCGAATCATAAAAAAACTGTATCTACTGCGTGGGAAGGTATCTTTGCCACACTAGAGTATACCGCGGTTATGGAACAGCAGCGTGGTACTGAGATTACAATTGACTGGCAAAACAAAGAAAAATCGGTACACTCTGCTGCTGAAGTATGGCAGATGATCTTTAACAGTAATCGCCCTTGGATGCTGACCGCTAACGGTACTATCGTAACTTATGAACGCAAAGGGGTAGTCCCTGGTCTGCTAGAGAGATGGTATGCTGAACGTAAAGACCTTCAAAAAACAAAAGCTAATTGGGGAAATCTTAGAACTGGGATTACTGTTCCAGAAAGACTACTTGAAAGTTAGCCAAAAAAATTAATTTCAATACCAATGAATAAATAATATTAGTTAACAGGATCTAATATTATGATGGCCAAAGATTTTAAAAAAAAGTACCCAAGGCAATATGAAAAGTTAATGAAATTTTACGGAAAAGAAAATAAAATTTTTGATAAAACAGCTGCAGTCCAAATGTATCTTCGCGGTGAAGGTATACCAAAATGCGATGTATGCGGTGTTATATTAACGATTACAAAATTTTTTAGAAGTAAGCGAGATCATCTTAGATGTAAAAATCATATTAATACTGACGATGTTATTACTAAATCTCAGATAATGTTAGCCGAAACTAAAACCGTTAAAGTCGTAAGTATCCCTGATAGATTTTTAACCAGGACAACACTTATTAGAGTTAAATGTACCATTCATGAAGAATATAATATAAAAATTGGAAGTTTTTTAGATGGTATGCGATGTCAAAAATGCTATCTAGCATCAAAAATTGGTAAGCCGGGGGTGATTCATTCTGTAGAGACACGTAAAAAAATTTCTACGTCAAAGATAGGAAAAACTGTGTCTTTTACAGCTGAATCAAGAGCCGCAAAGATCTTAAATCAAAAGTTAGCATGGGCACGACGCAAACAAGATAAAGAACACTACGCTTCTTATCTAGCTCTGCTTAGTAGCATTAGAAAACAGTATTTAAAAGAGCATAACTATGTATTTCCTAAAGGAAAAAATACTAAATTAGAAATTGACTTTCAAAAATTTTTGGAAGCACATAATATCAATTTTATTAAACAATACTTATTAGGTGGCAAAAAGTTTGACTTTTATCTTTATGATATGCTACTATTAGTGGAAGTTGATGGAGAATACTGGCATAAATTTGAATCCTCAATTAAAAACGACATTAAAAAACACAAAATATGCGCTGAGCATGGAATTCAATTATTAAGAATATCCTCAGATGATTTTAGACCAGAACTTATTTTTGAAACTAAGGAAGTGCAAGATGAAGTCACACGACAAATTTTAGTAAAAAGGGGGATAGATGGATTTTAATAAACTAAATCAAATTTTGGATAAAGGTACGACTGAAGATCTTAACGTTTTTTGCCAAGAACATAGTCTTGAAATACGTGATGGAAAAATATTTCACAAAAACCCAGCGGTGGTTGAACAATCAATCGCTTTTTGGGATAAGAGACAATTGGTTAAGAAGATTAACTTAAATTCGTAAAGACCGCTGCGACCTCCAATGGCAACATTGGTTGAATAACTTCTCTAATTGCTGGAAACTCTGACCATTAAGTTGAAGACAATCAGCAGCCAAGCATCTTATTAAGATGAAGGTTCAACGACTAGTAGTAATACGTAGATCTCAAGTGAGATTGAAACGGGAAGCATCCCTAGTGGATGGTGATATAGTCTGATCCTTATGGAAACATAAGGCAGTTTACAAATTGTAAACGGAGCAATGTTAACGCCATTGCTTGAACATAAATGTGTACGGAGCTATTCTTAATCCCTATTGTAAATTCTTTGATAAACGTATCGGTCAGTCTACAACACTTAGCGGGCGCTCTATCGTGAAACATATGAACTCATTTATTAATGAGTGTATCACAGGAGTGTATGACTACAAGGGCGATGCTGTTATATATTCCGACACAGACTCATCGTACTTTTCAGCCTGGCCTGTACTGCGCAATGATGTTATCGCAGGAAACATGGAATGGAATAAAGAAATCTGTATACAATTATATGATTCAATTGCCGACCAAGTTAATGCTAGTTTTCCGGCATTTATGGAACAGGCATTTCATTGTCCCAGAGAAGCAGGCGAGCTTATCAAAGCAGGTAGAGAGTTGGTGGCATCTAATAGTTTATTCATTACTAAAAAACGATATGCCGTACTAATATATGATTTAGAGAATAAGAGGTTAGATGTAGAAGGATCGCATGGCAAGATAAAAGCCATGGGACTTGATTTAAAGCGTAGTGATACTCCAAAAGTTATTCAAGAGTTTTTATATGAAATTCTGGAAAAGGTATTGACAGGTTCGGGTAAAGATGAGATTGTAGAGCGTATTCGTGAATTTAAATACGACTTTGCTAAACGTCCGGCGTGGGAAAAAGGTTCTCCTAAACGTGTGAATAATCTCACATCATATGGCGCCAAAGAATCACAAGAAGGTAAGACAAACATGCCGGGCCATGTACGTGCTGCGTTGAACTGGAATAATTTACGTCGTATGAATCATGATAATTACTCTATGCAGATCGTAGATGGAATGAAGACTATCGTCTGTAAATTAAAGAGTAATCCGTTGGGATGGACTAGTATAGGATATCCCACAGATGAACAACATTTGCCACAATGGTTTAAAGAGTTGCCCTTTGATAACGCATTAATGGAGTCTACAGTTGTTGACCAAAAAATTGACAACTTGCTAAGTGTGCTATCTTGGGATCTAGCTTCTGTGACAAATACTGAAAACACGTTTCAAACATTATTCGAGTTTTAAATGAAATACAGCGATTTAATTTACATAAAACAAATTCTAGATGAGCATAATTTAGATAACTCTTCTGTTATAGTCGAAAATCAACTTAAAGGCATGTCAGAATGCATAAAAGACAAATATACCGGGGAAGAAAATAAAGTCTTAAGAGACGTATTGATAAACCAGTACGAAATAGTTAAAAACGGGTTTGAAACACTAAAGTATATAGTTGACAAAATAAAATTAGATGTCGCAGTCAGTCTCGAAAGTCACAGAACTAAATTGCTTTCTCTTAGCCGAAAGTGCTATAAAGAAGACATTAAAAAATCTACGAGTAAAATTTTAGAGACTCATAAAAGTCAAGTTCATTATGAGACTAGCAGATTCGCTCCCATTATATCAAAATACGGAAGTTGGCAACATGCCGGTTTAATAATTCATCCGGGTAGAGAGTCATTTATAGATTCAATGATAGATAATGATCCGCTATACCTTGTTGATCAAAGTTATGAATTACTAAAACCAGCTATATCAAGATTCAACGAAGTTTATCAAAGAAGATTACGGAAGTATATAGTTGATGAAAAAAATAAAGAGGAAATACTTAAACAGTTACCGGACAACCAGTTTGGTCTGTGCGTTGTCTATCATTACTTTAATTTCAGAACATTTGAAATAGTTCAAAGATATTTGGAAGAAATTCACAGAAAACTTAAACCTGGAGGTACATTAATTTTTACTTTTAATGATTGCGAAACATTTTCTGGAGTACGAATGGTTGAGGCAGGAAAACGCTGCTACGCCACCAAAACACTTGTTAAAGAAGAATTACACAGAATAGGATACGAACTCATACATATGGAAGATTTTGACGCAATACAAGGCATAGGTACATGGGTAGAGGTTAAGAAGCATGGAAATCTCGATTCTATACGAGGATCTCAAACTCTAGCAAAAATAATACCAAAATAATTGTTGATTCTAAATATATCTGTTATACTTGTTAAACTACTAAAAGGAAAAATAAATGAGAGACTATCTACTTGACTTAGTCAGTCATACATACGACTTAGGCTGTATTGATTTGGTTAAAATTACTGGAACTGCCACAGAGACAAACATCAACGGCATGGCCGAAGATAGATCAGTAGTTTTAGAAGGGACCTACACAACTCCTGTGGCCGACTTTGTCGGAACATTCGGTATGCCTAATTTAGCTAAATTGAAGATTCTATTAAATCTACAAGAATATAAAGAAGATGGAAAATTAACCATTAATCGCAAGTCTGATGGCAGCCCAGAACAGTTAAATTTTGAAAACAAAGTTGGCGATTTTAAAAATAGCTACAGATTTATGGCCAGTGAAGTCATCAATGAAAAACTCAAAACTGTTAAATTTAAAGGTGCCAACTGGAACATCGAGTTTACCCCTACTATGGCAGCTATTCAGCGTTTGAAGATGCAAGCACAAGCCAACTCTGAAGAAAATAATTTCCAAGCTAGAACTGAAGGCGGACATTTAAAATTCTTCTTTGGTGATCATTCTACACACGCTGGCAATTTTGTTTTCCAACATGATGTAACGGGGCAACTGAAACGTAACTGGAGCTGGCCGGTTAAAACAGTAATCAGTATTCTCGATCTATACGGCGATAAAATTATTCGTATTAGTGATGACGGGGCAGCAAAAATTACAGTTGACTCTGGTTTAGCAGTTTATAACTACATCTTGCCAGCACAATCCAAATAATGACGGAAACACATGCAAGAACAATTATACGGGCAAGTAGTTACAGACTGGTAGCATTGTTGATAACTTCGATATGGACGGGCATTGAATCAGCAGTGCTCATTCATATCATATTAACTATTGTACACTATGTATTTGAAAGAATTTGGCTTAAAATAAATTGGGGCAAAATTGCAAGATAATCTTACTAACAAACAATCAGACTATGCCATTTTCCTGCCGGCTATTAGTACATTTTATGCTACCTATATAGGCAAACAACGCGATCCCGTAAACGGACCATATGTTGAACATGGGCGTATGCCCGCCGGCATTCCTGATATGGAAATGCTAAATTGGTTTAACCAGCAGAAGTCACTATTTCCCTACAAGTGGTCGCTGTACTCTGCTGGGCATGCTAACCTGGATCTTAACAAACAAGATTGGCGAGAAGATATGATACGTAATCGAGACCGCACTAGTACTTTCTTGTTAGGTGATAGTGGTGGTTTCCAAATCGGAAAAGGTAAGTGGGAAGGTGATTGGAAAAATCCTGCCTGTCCTAAGGCGCAAAAGAAACGTGAACAAGTGCTGGCATGGATGGACGGGCTGATGGATTATGGCATGTGTCTGGATATTCCTGGCTGGGTAGCTCGTAGACTTGACGGTCAAAAAGCTACGGGAATCACCACATACGAAGAAGCTATACAGGCTACTTACATCAATAACGAGTACTTTGTCAACAATCGCAATGGTAATTGTAAGTTCTTAAATGTGCTACAGGGCGAAAATCACACTGATGCCGACGATTGGTATCAGCGTATGAAAAAATACTGCGATCCCAAACAATACCCCGGCCGACATTTTAATGGCTGGGCAATGGGAGGCCAGAATATGTGTGATTTGCATCTCGTGCTTAAACGATTGGTGGCGTTGAGATTTGATGGCTTATTAGAAGAAGGCTTACAAGATTGGATGCACTTTTTAGGCACCAGCAAACTAGAGTGGGCATTACTGTTGACTGATCTTCAGCGAGCAGTGAGAAAGTATCACAATCCTAACTTTACGATTAGTTTCGATTGTGCCAGCCCGTTCCTTGCTACTGCTAACGGTCAGGTCTATCATCACGTTGACATCAAAGATCGAGATAAATGGTGTTATCGCATGAACTTTATCGCAGATGATAAAAAATATGCCACTGACATCAGAAGTTATCGCGATGCCGCACTACAGGATAAATTGATAAATCATTTTGATGAGAGTCCGGTTAGTCGACAACTTCAGATTAAAGATGTTTGTGTATATAAACCTGGTGACCTAAATAAAATAGGCAAAGAGGGCAAGACCAGCTGGGACAGTTTTAGTTATGCTTTGTTAATGGGACATAACGTATGGACGCATATTCACAGCGTTCAAGAAGCTAATCGACAATATGATGCTGGCCTCTGTCCCAATATGCTTGTAGATGATCGCTTTAATACATTATACTTTAAAGACGTAGTTGATAGAATATTTTCAACTAG